CATAGACTCCTTGAGTTTCTCTTCCTTGCGCTTCTTTAGTCTGTAGGCAAGGATGTATTGAGCCTTCTTCAGGTTCTCGCTGTTCTCAATAAGAACAAGGTCCTCGAAGTCAATAAGTCCTGCACCCATGTATTGACCAGCCATAGCCTTTAGCTTTTCACGCTCAATTACATCAGGCTTGTCTTCGATTTTGATTCCGAACTCACGGTAAGAAAAATCAGCGTTGCCAGAGATGTACTTGATGGTCTCCACGCCAAGCGCTTTTTTGTATGCCGGGTGGTACGTTCCAAACTTAATAAGGTCTTGAAGTCTTACGATTACCGTTTTAGCCACACGCTCAAGAATGATTCTGTCGGCCTGTACGCATGCAAAAAGGGCGTTATTAGAAGCCTCTTCCGCAAGTCTGGTTACGTTAGACAGGGTTCTTGGGTCGATGCTGCTTCCGTCCACGTACTCGTTTAGACCAGTGATATCACGAAGCATTTGCATGTTGCGAGTAATCAAGTCGTAGTACGTGCTTACGTCACGACCAAGGCCGTTCTCGATTTCTTCGATTGGCTTGTACGGGCTGGGGTTACCGCTCGGGTCAAGATACCTGTAAATGAGCGTTCCCTTCTTGTTGAATAGGTCAAGCACGTCCTTTGGTGAAAGCTCTGCTCCGCCGCTTCCCAATGGGATGTTTTCAATTGCATCAAGTGCAATCTGAATACCTTTGGGTCTTGCGATGGCGATTGCGTTCTGAAGCTTAAACCAGTTCAGCTGAATAGAGTCTGCGATTGGGATTACCTGCTCCATGATTGAAGTGGCACGCATATCGTAAAACTCGGGAGCGAACAGGTGGTATGACATCGTGGTCTCCGTCATATTTGACCGCTCACGCTTCATGTTAGTGCACAGGCCGTAGTCGAACAGGTACTCAGTGCCCAAAATCCACTTGGCCTTGTAGACAACCTTGTAGTGGGTGGTAGTGTAATCGTTTGTCTTGCGCTTTCTGGCTTTGTTAAACACACGACGCACTTGGTTTCCACGCTTATCGACTCTACTTTCAATGTCGATGCTGTTTACTGAGATGAACTCGATGTCCAATACAGGAATCTGGAAGCTATCGTAGTCGGCACCGACACCACGCTTGGGCGGCATAGCGCTAGGATTCTGGAACGAGTTCACGAAACGCTCAGCGATATCATAGAACTGCTCTTCGCTAAATTCAGCACCAGCTTGTCTGCGAATGTCTGCAAGGCTCATCATCTTGAGCTCGCCAATGTGCTGCGCATCGCTGAAGTCACGATTCATGCAGTATGACGTGATTATGTTTTCTGGACGCACGTGACGCAAACGAACTACTCCGTCTTGAACATACTCTTTTACGCCACAAACACCAAAGTCAAAGGCATCCTCAAGGAGTCTATTACGAATCTCTTCGTAGTCGTTGATGTTTAGTACATTCTTGATTACCTCTTCGATTTCTTCGCTGAGCTTGTGCTTGAAACTGAAGTCCATATGGATTTGCAGTTCCTCCATGTCACGGGGCTCTCCCTCTTCCATTGAGAATACTCCCTCGTTTGCCAATGGAGAGTTCATCTTCTGAAGCTCAGAGCGCATTTTAATCTTGACCTCCTGCTTGGCCTTGTATCCCTGAATCTCCTCCTGAGAAAGGATGTCAATCGGCGTAGCGGTGATATTGTATGAGCGCTTAGAAAGCTTGGCGAGGGCCAGGCGTCGGAATCTAGACACAACAGGAAGGATGGACCAGTCGATGTTCAGCCAAGAGTCGTTTTCGCTTTCCGAAACGTCAAGCATTCGCTTGTATTTGCTGATTGACTGCGTTCCCATGGCGTAGTCACGGATAGTGGCATACGTGTATCTAGCGCCATAGAATATTTTACCGTTCATTCCATTGAACTCCTTGTGTGCAGCTTTTACATAGGCAAGAATCCAATCCCGATTTTTCTCAGAGTTTGGAATCAAGTGTGATGGGTATCCGTACTTGCTCATTAGTAGCGTCCTTGAATTTGATGTTTTTTAAATATGTCCGAGATGGATGCTTTAATCTCCTTACGCTCGAACAGCGTGTTCTTGTCGGCCATCAGTGAGTAACCAAAGGCCATCGCAGCGTCAAATTTTGTCGTTTTCTCTACTCTAAATTCAAGCAAGTCATTAATCAAAGATTCGAAATACAGGCTACTTGCGTGATTATAGACATATTCCTCCATGTATTCAGCCAATTGTCTATTGGTACGCTCTGTGGCGTGAATACCGTGTTTTCCTCCTACTTTCATCACAAAGGCATCATAACCCATCTCACAAAGGTACTGAATACAGTTTACTCTGTTTCTTTCAATTAGGGCGCTAGCACCATAATAATGAATAAGTCTAATCATGTCTTCGTAAAACATCTTGGCCATTGCTGGTCTATAGATATACTCAGCAACTGGCAAGCCAGACATTTCGTCGAATGCATCAAACTTTTTAAATACATAAGCAGCTCCTTTAGACCCACGGTCATCTACGGTCTGGTCCAAGTCATAGGGGTCGACGCCAGCAACATACTTAATTCGCTCACCAGGTGTTCTACGCCCATTTTTTTCAGATACTGCGTTTGGCTTATCTGGGTGCTGCAGTATTTTGTATTTACCATTTACGTCTGGGACAAATACCACCTCGTCCTTTTTTGACGCATCTTTCCAGATTAAGTTACCGACCTCTGGTCTTGATGGCGCCCACTGTATATGTTCAAGCTGGTCATTTAGCTTCATCGCATCGAACAAACATTCATCGCCGTCTGTCCTAAATGCCTCCTCTGGGGAGAATGGATTTTTGCGGATGTAGCTTGATAGGGATTTACTATCGCTTTGCAGGGCTTTTCGCTCACCTAAATAGTACGCCTTTGAGTCGTCTACCCTTGGGAGACCATACTCATCAAAGAACAGGGTTTCGTATGACGGGGTGAAATATCTCCAAAGACCACTTATTGTTCTACCAGAGTCAGTTAGTTTTGTTTGGTCGCTGTTTCTCCATAGCTTTTTAAATCCGTCTCCGCCGCCAGACATTTCTTCTACTGTGGTGGTATACAGCGCCTTACCGATAAACTGACCATCTTGCTCAAGACAGAACCTTACAACCATGTGGCGTTCCCAGATATCGACATCCTCCAGCTTACCAGCCTCATCCGCCACATAGCGATGCAGTTTGGCACCATCATATGCAAACAATTGTGAGTTTCTCCAGTCAATCCAAGATTCAAGCTCGGGGAGACGCTCGTATGCTGCGTCCACACGCCCACGCTTTGTTGTCTTGTAAAAACGCATTTCAGACGTTGGTGTCACGCCCTTCGCTTGGTCGTATACGGGCTTGAAAAAGTCCGGAAGGTGTTTGAACGGGTTTACTACCGCTTTGGCAAATACATTTCGCTTGGCATCATCGGCGGTTTTAGACTGGATTCCGGCATATTTGTTTTTGCTTCTAGACGGGAGGTCATAAAGGAATATACCGGAACGATACGTCTTTCCTTGACGACGCTTTGTCAACTCCACTACACCCATACAAGATGGCGCCTCGATGGCGGCCTGTAAAAAGTAAAAGAACTTCCTGTCTGGGTCACGATAGCCAGGATAGCCAATGTCAATCTTCCACCAGTTAAGGTACATGTAGTGCAGACCGGTCAGGTACGTGGGCTTTCCGTTGTTCATGAACCAGACACCGTTTAGGCGCCTGTCCCATTCTTGTTGTCTAAAAGCCTCAAGTTTAACGTCATAAAAAGATGGGTCGGTATCTTGCTTCCTAATCTCAGCCGCCCGCATCTTATTGTAGTCAGAAGGAAGTTCTGTGCGCACCCACTTCTGGTCTTTATGTTTAGTGGATGAGCTGAGTATTGGCCGCTTTTCTATCTGACCCGTCAGCCTATTAAATACAAAACCCGGCGCCGGTGTCCAGCACTCGATGTCGTTTATTACGTGCTTTACGCCTCCTTTAATCTTGTTATACATTTAGGTCGGCAATGTCTTCAGGGGTTATGTTCTTCACTACAACCTTAGCCGCAAGCTCTTGGTCTCCCTGGTACAGCTTGTCATAGTATGCTTCTAGACGCTTGTTGATTTCGTCCATATCGTTCATAATCTTGGACTTAATCTGCAACGCCTGCAAAAGGTCTTTGTCACGCTCCTCTTCTGTGCGAACCAATAGCTTAGACTGATACTCGTAGAAAACCTCCTCATTAGACACAATCATAGACCATATTCGGTTGTTCTGATGCTTAAGGAACTCATCAATTGAGATGATGAACAGCTCGCTCACCATATCAATCATAGCCTCTTCTATGTTTTCGTGTTTAGCGAGACCAGACAGGTTAGAGCATTCTTTCTTGCGCTGAGTGAGC